TGAATATACAGACTTCACAAAGAATGGTCGTAAGATAAGAAGATGGCGACTAGAAAACTCTAACGAAGAAGCAATCATATACAAGGCAGGTTGGCTAGGTCACCCTAGTACACAATGGGTACTAAAGTCAGCATACAACTATATGTGGCTGTTCAATCACTTCATAGCACTTAACGAAGAATACAAATTAAGATGGCAAAAAGATACAGATCATGTATCAATAACTAAACTTGCTGATCTACTAAAACACCCACCTAAAAATGCACCACTAAACGCAATTCAAACAGACGCTACACCAGCAATGCCAGATCATTGTAAGATACCAGGTGACGTTGTTGGCTCATACAGAAAGTATTACATACTAGAGAAAAAAAGATTTGCCAAGTGGGAAAAACATGGTGCAGTTATGCCTGATTGGTATGCTCAAGGAATTGCAGATGATAAAACAGCGAATACAGAGCAAGGGTGATGACCTTAAAATGTTGCAAGGACATGATAGACTTGCATATTTGATTGACATTGCCAAAGACGTAGAATCATTACCACAAGAATTAAGAACAGATCAAAATAGAATACGAGGGTGTGCTAGTAATCTATGGTTGATTGGTGGAGCAAAAGAAGATAATACAATGATATATAAAATAGACGCTGACGCATTTATAACAAAAGGCACAGCGAAGTTAATAACAGACCTAGTCAATGGTTGTCCTAGAGATGAAGTGGCTGCTCTTACTATAGAGGATTTTATACCTCTAGGTGTTAGAGAACTACTTACAATGCAAAGACAGAATGGATTAGGGTCACTAATACAAAGGATAGTAGATATAGCAAATACTAAATAATATTATGAATAATACAACAGATTTTATACAATTAAATATGAACTTTTTGAATGATATTCAAAGTTACCATTGGCAAACAGAATCATATTCTGAGCATGAAACAACAGGTGAATATTATGAAAAGTTTAGTAAATTAAATGACGAGTTTGTAGAAACTTGGCAAGGCAAATCAGGTACTAGAATTAAGTTTAGTGCTGAATTAAGACCTGGCATAATGAATTACGCTGACAATGGTCAAGTTAGAGGCGAAGTACAAAAACAAGTAAGCCGAATAACGAAGATAGCAGAAAACAGCAAAGTCAAAGGACAAATGGATTTAGAAAGCATACTAGAAGATATGCTTATGGTGACTAATCAATTATTGTTTCATCTAACACTTAAATAAATGCCCATATACACATTTACAAACAAAAGAACTGGTAAAGAGTTTACCGAGATGATGACTATTGACGAGATGGAAAAGTATCTTAAAAAGAACAAACACATCAAACAAAACATATCAGGCATAAGAATTGTTGCAGGTGTAAGTGGTGCTAGTTACAGATCAGATAGTGGTTGGAAAGAAACATTATCAAAGGTTGCAGAAGCACACCCAATGAGTGCTTTAGCAAATGAGATGGGAACAAAGTCAACAAAACAAATCAAAACAGAGCAAGTTATGAAAAAACACAAGGCTAGACAAAGTGCAAAATCTAAATAATATAGGGGTGCAGAGCGAGCAACTGAAAAACAACGGTCGTATACCAGAGTCTAATAAGTCAATCCGCTCATTGCACCTACCTAAACAAGGAGAAAACTAATGGCAGACATACCTGATTTTATGAGGGAGTTTGATACAGATACCGATTACGGTTTTACTCCTGTATCGCAGAAACCAGCTGAAGAAACATCACCAGCTATTGACCCTAAAGTAGTAGAAAATTCTAATTTAGAGATAGCAAAAGTTAAGGCAGATGTAATTGATATAAAATCAATGATGAACGAGGTTATGCAGATTGTAGCAGAGAAAGACTCTGTTAACAAAGAAATACAGGACGCTGACGTATCAGAAAGATTTAAAGAGATTGAGAAGATTGTATTACCGTTTTTATATAATCTTTCAAAATCCAAAGAACCTTATATACATTGGCCTAATAGAGGACCAATCATCAAGGCTCAGATGGATAAAATATTAAAACTTACAAGGGGATAATATGTTAGAAATAAAAGCTCATCACAAAGAACTAAAACGAGCGGTGAATGAAATTGAAGATAAAAGAAAAAAAGACAGATCAAATAAAGCATGGTACGATATAAGAACCTTAAAGAAAATAAAACTTATAGCAAAGGATAAATTAAATGCAACTAAGCAAAAACTTTTCGCTTAAAGAACTAACTGCTTCTCAAACAGCAGATAGACATGGTATTAGCAATAATCCAAGCGAAGATCATATGGATAATTTAAAGAAACTATGTGACAATGTTCTACAAAAAGTTAGAGATCACTATGGCAAGGTAGTATCAGTATCTAGTGGGTACAGATCGCCAGAGTTATGTGTGAAGATAGGATCATCAATGAAATCACAGCACGCCAAAGGGCAAGCTGCGGACTTTGAAATCTTTGGCATTGCAAATGCTGATTTAGCAAAATATATTATTGATAGTTTAGATTTTGACCAACTGATATTAGAGTTTCATAAACCAGAAGAACCTAATAGCGGATGGATTCATTGTTCGTATAAGAACAAAGAAGAAAACAGAAAACAAGTATTAAGAGCATACAGAAATGATGATGGTAAGACGGTATATGAACCGTATGACCCTAGTTGAGCTACTGAACGTCTTAATAATGACAGAATAGAAGAACAAAACAAGATAATTGACTTGTATATGCAGAAAGGTATATAGCTTGACAATCTTGTAATTATCTGATATAATGATTATATAAAATTATACGGAAAGGTATATTATGTTTAAACGTGTTAAATTGAATGAAGAAGTATTACCTAAAAGTTTAGGTGTGAAAGGTAAGAGTCAAAATGGTGTAAGATATTATACTATTGATGGTGTTAATATGCCTTCCGTTACATCAATACTAGGACAGATACCCGAAAAACAAGTAGGTCTACAGGCATGGCGAAATGCAGTTGGCGAGAAAATGGCTAACTATATTTCTACAACTGCTATCAATAGAGGTAAGACAACTCATACCTTAATTGAGAATCACTTAAACAATGAAGACGAGAAGTCGGTAGGTATAACTGCTGTTACGCCACTAGGACTTTTTAGAATAATCAAACCATATCTTGCTAGACTAGACAACATACATTGCCTAGAAGAATACCTATACTCAAAAGAAATAGGTGTTGCAGGTCAAGTAGATTGTATTGCTGAGTATAGAGGTAAACTATCAGTAATTGATTTTAAGACCTCTACAAAACAAAGGGATGCTAATTACAATTATGCTAACTTTTTACAATGTTCGGCATATGCAAAAATGTATGAAGAGCTATACCCTAATTACAAGATAGAACAAACTGTTATATTAGCCACGTGTGAAGACGGTTTTGTACAAGAGTGGATACACACCGAAGACAAAATTAAAGAACACCAAGAGAAGTTTTATAAGCACACCCAGGAGTTTTTTGAAAGAAATAATATAAATAGTTAGACCGAAAGGGCTAACTATGAAGAAACTATTAACACTTATAACACTATTATTCGCTACAAGCACATTTGCTGAAGACACACTTAAATACGACTTTCAATGGATGAACGTACCAGTAGTTTGTGGTACATCACCAGAGGTAATGCGATACCTCAAAGATAACGATTTTAATTTAGTGAGTATATCTATTGGTAGAGAAGGCGCTTCAGAAACAGGCGAACCATCTTATTTTGTTGCTTACTACATGAACGGAAGTGGCGATCAATCTGTTGCTGCTATCACTTCACCTTCAGGACATGAAACTTGTATGATGTATAGAAGTTTTGATTTAATGAAACCTGGAGATAAGGTATAATAGCTTGACAAATTAGTCTAATTGAGATATAATATTATAATAAAGTGAGGATAAATTATGAGCGATAATAATGTGCCTATGGGCAACGATACACACGAACAAGATATGACTTATGAAAATGAGCAATCTATGGTTACAATACCATTGCGTGAGTATGACAAATTAAAAGAACAAGGTCAGTATATAACAGACCCGAGTCTAATTTCTATAATAGATAAACTAGAAGAACTAACAAGAGCATTAAGAAAACACATAGTCAGAAAACTATAATGTTAATGAATAGTAAAAAGTTTGCCTTAATAATAGAAGCGATAGTAAAAGAGAAAAGGATGTCCTATCTGGATGCCGTACTCAAATATTGTGAAGAAAATGATATTGACACAGCGTCTGTAGGTCCTTTAATTAACAAATCACTAAAAGAAAAGATAAAAGAAGAGGCAGAAAAACTGAACTTGGTTGAGCGATCAAGCACAGCAATCTTACCTATATGAACAGTTATGAATCTTATACATTATATTTGGCTATTAAACTACACTTCACTTCCGATAGTTATGATTTTTACAGGCACAATGCCAAAGTTAATT